GCGGGATTGACACTGGGATTCTTAGGAATTTCTCGGATTCTGCTCTTGCCAAGCTGATCGGTTACATGAAGGATAAGAACTTCACAGCCGTTCGTAAGTGGCTTGGAGAGTCTGACATTGAACCTACTGAATTCTTCCGTGCCTTCTTCGATAAGGCCGAAGATCATATTGCCAAGGGCAGTATGCCTCAGCTGGTACTGCATCTCGCAAAGTACCAGTATCAAAATGCCTTCGCTGCTGATCCTGAAATCAACCTCATGGCATGTCTGACCGAGATCATGGCTGACTGTGAGTTTCTGTGATCTGGAAAAAGAAAACCTGCCCAGTCTGTGAGAATAAGTATCCTAAGACTGCTCGATTTCATGAGCTTCGTTTAGAAACTTTAGACGGAACTCATGAACTTGAGATTTGTGAAAAATGTGCAGACTTCCTTGATGAGTCTGCCGACGTGATTATGAAAGGACGTAGCGATGAAGGCATTCGACTTCGTGACATCGATCAACTCGACCAAGAAGAACCTGATGAAAGGTACGGAGAATGATACACTCGCCGAGAAGACTTACAGTCCTTGGCTAACGAATCGTTCTCTATCCTACTTTGCGGATAGTATCCATGCCGCAAACATGATGAACTGCAACCACCACCTCGATAACAAACTCCAATATTCTTTTTTGATAAATATCATACGACCTAGCAAGCGCTTTGCGAAGTGGGTGAAAAAAGAAAAGGATGGAGATCTCGAAGCGGTTGCAGAGTATTACGGTTATAACCGCCGTGCTGCTAAAGCAGCTCTTGATATCCTCTCCTCTGAACATATAAAAATAATAAAGAAAAAGATTCAGAAGGGTGAAACATGAGTGTTTTAGAAAGTTTAATTGAAGTGAGGCTCGGCGAAGAGGATGATTTCCTAAAAGTTCGTGAAACTCTGACTCGTATCGGCGTGGCTTCTCGTAAGGACAAGACTCTTTATCAGTCTTGCCATATCCTGCACAAACAAGGCAAATATTATATCGTCCATTTTAAAGAGCTCTTTGCTCTTGACGGTAAACCTACAGATTTTTCAGACGAAGATAAAGGACGTAGAAATACTGTCGTCAAACTTCTATCTGACTGGGGACTCATTGCAGTAGTCGATCCAGTTAAAATCGAAGATCCTCAGACTCCGTTGAATCAGATTAAGATCCTTCCATTCAAAGAAAAAAATGAATGGAGCCTCGTGACAAAGTATAACATAGGAAGAAAGAAATGAGCAAGCAAGTGAAATTCGTAGAGTTCATCAATGAGACTGGTGGCAAGTATCTTGTTAACGTCGACCTTCTAATCGGTGTCGTCGAGCATCGTGGCAAAGTGATGATTCGTACTGTCGACGACCGTGGTTCTGATACCATCCTCGATACGATGGACGAAGTGCTCGAAAAGCTAGCAGCTTTTAACGACTAATAACTCCTAAAGTTTTTAAAAAAAATACGCTCAGATTAATTTCTGGGCGTATTTTAGCATGTACATTATTTCGAAAACAGGGTATCCTGGATATATGATGATGAAAGGAAATATTGACATGCTTACTCTCTCGGACATCAACGCTCTCACCAACTCCAAGGACGGTGACATCTACTCGGACCTTTACAAGGACGTGTACGGTAGCCGTCCTCGTTACGCGCAGTTTCGTGATCTTGAAGAATTTCATGATGACTATGACTTCCTCTGCAATAAGCTTGACGAACAGATCGAGCAGCAGCAAGTCGAGCAAGCTCGTAACTTTGATGAGTTTGTTGCTCGTGTCAAAGAGACGATGCAGATCGTCGAAGGTGCTACGCGCGAGCGTGCTATCGAAATCATCGCCGATGCCGAAGGTATCTCCGAAGGCGAGTTCGATTTCTACGGCCTCGAGATTCTCGAGTATCGCTTCGAACTCAAGTTTGGATCGATCTCACGGTGGCTGTCTGAATAATGGCCACTCTCGACGACTTCTTTGCACCCGTCGAGGATCCGATGGTCAATGAGATACAGACACTGTCTGAGAAGATCAGGCAGCGTCGTACTCAGATGCTGATACATTCCTATCTCTACTATGTGATGGATGAGAATGTTATCGACGACCATAAGTGGCAAGTATGGGCTGACGAGTTAGTCGAGTTGCAGAAGCAGAGGAAAGATATCGGCTTCTATGACGAGGCCTTTGGTGATTGGTCTGGTGCAACCGGTACACATTTACCGTTTGATAAGTGGGTTATTGATCGAGCCAAGTGGCTCTTACATTATAAGGAAACAAAATGAAAACTATCTATAAGTATCCGCTAATTATTGGTTGGAATGGTATCTCTCTTCCTTTGGAAGCAGAAGTTGTTCACATCGGCGAGCAGTACGGCCAGCTTCAAATGTGGGTCGAACAAGATCCTACTCGACCGATGACTCAACGTCAGTTCAACGTCTATGGTACTGGCCATCCAATCTATAACAACAACGAGCATCACCTCGCGACGGTTATCGTTAACGATTTTGTTTGGCATGTTTATGAAAATATTTTCATTTAAGGGTGTACAAATATCAGAAACCGGTGTAAGATGATATTATCAGTTGAAAGGAATATATTATGACTCTTACCGTTGAACAAATCGAATTGTCATTCGCTGCGCCTACCGAAGGCCTTGCCGATAGCTATTACCCCGTTCTGGCTTATTGGATTCCGATCGAATTGCTCGAAGACGTCCGTGCCGCCTATCGTGCCGCCGGTACTACTATCCGTGTTCGCTATCGTGGCCCTCGCACCGTTTCTGTCGGCCGCGAAATGTCTCGCCCAGATAAGACTACTTATACTCGCTCGTACCATCGTGCGATGCAAGATTGTCTGATTGCCGATGCGACTCATTTCACTGTTTATGACTACACCGCACGATAAATCGAATATATAGTATACTACGGAGGTGAATATGGAAGTTGAATTGTTTGCATTTCCTACGATGGAAAATCCGAAGGCAGTAGAAGTTACATTCTGCGAACTTCTGAATGCTCAGCGACGTGGTGAAACTCTTCCAACCGAAGCACTCGATTGGATGGATACTGCTAACAACTGGTTGATGGAGTCGAAGTAATGGTGAAAGAATCGAAAGGCGGTACGTTTGCTCCAGCAGACATGCCACTCATCAAGAACGCTTTGTTCTACTACAAGGACATGCTAATCAAGTCCGAAGAGTCGGAACGCGACGTTTCTGTAGAGCTATTCCAGGTTGCTGCACTCCTTCATAGGATCAACCGAATAGCTTAAAGTTAATGCGCCGTTAGCTCACCTGGATAGAGCGCGAGTCTTCTAAACTTGAGGTAGCAGGTTCGAGTCCTGCACGGCGCACCATGCTCCTATAGCTCAATGGTAGAGCTAGCCCCTCATAAGGGCCAGGTTGGAGGTTCGAATCCTTCTAGGAGTACCAGTTTTTTTATTATGGAGAATGTGATGTTTAAGAAAGTTCCTTACGGTGTAAAAGTACGTGTTCGTGGTAATGATAAGGATGGGTTTGTCGCAGAGTATGCAATCTGTACTTATCGTTTCTTGCCGTTCATGGATAATTGGAACATTATACAACACTATCCATCTGCAAATCGTGGGTATGCTTCGAATACGTTTCCAACCATGGAACTCGCTAAACAGGCTGCGATGATTAAGTATGGTAGTTGGATGAATTTCTATAAGAATGCGGAAGAAGAAACACGGATTTCCAAATCACAACGCAAGGTTGTTTGGAAGCATCCATAATTAATGTCACGGTGGCAGAGTGGTCCAATGCACAGGTCTGCAAAACCTGAAAGCCGCGGGTTCGAATCCCGCCCGTGACTCCATAATGAGTACGTAATATGATTGAAGAAGCAAAGCAGGCGATTCTAGATTCAAGTCCAAATTCATCAGTCTACATTGGCTGTGACTCGATTCGTTTTCGAAAGAATAAGCAGTGGTATGCCAAGTATTCTACTGTGATAATTATCCATATGGATTCGAAGAAGGGCGGCCGACTGTTCCACACCTCAGTCGACATGCCTGACTATGGTAATTTGAAGCAGCGTCTACTAATGGAAGTGCAGCTTGCTGTCTCAACCGCCACAGAAATTATTGATGTAATCGGCGATCGTCACTTCGAGATCCATTTGGACATCAATCCAAACCCAAATCACAAGTCAAATGTTGCTGTCAAAGAAGCGCTTGGTTGGGTAAGGGGTTCACTTGGTATGGATGCCAAGATCAAGCCTTCTGCATTCGCTGCTACTCATGCTGCTGATCACGCTGTACGTCATTTAAATTGAAAATAAACATGTACAATTAAGCGTGAATCGTGTAGAAGGGTATAAATAAGAGTTCATTGGTCTAGTAGCTCAGACGGTTAGAGCACTCGCCTGTCACGCGAGAGGTCGAGGGTTCGAGTCCCTTCTAGATCGCCAAATTATGTCGGTGTGATGTTAATGGTAGCATGACGGTCTCCAAAACCGTTCGTCTGGGTTCGAATCCTAGCACCGATGCCAGTTAGTTCTTTCTCATTGTTATTTGCGTCTATAGCTCAGTTGGTAGAGCACACCCCTGATAAGGGTGAGGTCGTAGGGTCGGAGCCTACTAGACGCACCAATGGAGGGTGCTGAGGTTGGCTCCTCACACAGTCTTGAAAACTGTAGTTACCGAAAGGTAAATGGTTCGATGCCATCACCCTCCTCCAATTTCAATGCGGAAGTAGCTCAGTGGTAGAGCTTCTCGTTGCCAACGAGATGGTCGGCGGTTCGAATCCGCTCTTCCGCTCCATGGCCCGGTCGTCTAGTGGCTAGGACACCGCCCTTTCAAGGCGGAGAAGCGGGATCGAAACCCGTTCGGGCTACCAAGTCTGGAGTATATTATGAATTTTGTGATACCAAAACATATGAACGGCGAGCAATCTAAATTGGCTGCCAAAATTGTGATGGCAGAAAGAGATATTCAATTAGCCAAAGCAAAACTCTTTGGCGCTAAAAATCGATGGAATATATTATATTCGGAACGTGGGCAGGACGGTAATGCAGCACCCTGCTAAGGTGTACAACCTTATGGGTTGACAGGGTTCGACTCCCTGACGTTCCGCCAAATTATGTGGTTTGTTTGCATAGAAAAGAGATGAGGCCGACCTCATGTAACCCCATCGAGCAAACAGTAATACAGAGCAGCGGGGACTGTTCCACACCAAGTTGAGGGTAATATTAGGGCAATGTCAGACGGTATGTGCGTATGCAGGTGTCGTGAGGTGCCGTGCAATCGGCGGGGTCTGATAACAGTTTATGGTGGTCGTGGTGTAACGGTAACATTTCTGGAGTGTGAATCCGGAGTC